GGTAAAGATAATTTCTTTTTCTAAACCAAACTCTGCGTTGAGAATATCGTCGATTTTTCTCACGCCTTCTTCGACCGATTGCGCGTAATTAAGAGTTTCGGTTACGCCGTAAGTAAAGATAAGTAAGGCGGTAAACTCTGGATCAGCGCCTCTGGCAATAAAATCTTCAAAGAATGTATCGAGCCTACGTCGACCTTCTTCAATAGTGGGTGGGCCTTTTTCCATTTTAACTATCTTCATATCTAAAGTGTAGCTTATAAATCTTCGTATGGGTATAACCAGATGGGGGTGTTCTCCCCAACGTAAGCGCCAGAGACGTTAAATTCAAAATATTCGATAGCTTCTAGCTCACTCATGTCGTGATCTCTGATAAGAATATCAATGCATTTATTGGCGTCGTAAATGAGACGCTCTCCACTTGTTGCGATATCGCTGGACATACCAATGATGGCTTCGTCGAATCCGTCTGCTTTTAACATATGATCTCCAATAAAGGTGAGGTGTGTATCGTTGCAAGACTACACCTCAAAGTCCCTGGAGACGAGAATGAATAAACCTCGTCGCAACTGCACTTCTATTGTTTATACAAGCCGAATGACTGCCTGTTCGCGATTAGTAATACGTACGCTAATACGTAGGCTCTTCTTGCGAGCTTACATACCCCTCCCAATAATCTTCTAATAAACTTGGCGTGTATAAAATATTTAGCTTTCGCATTTCTTTTACAAACTTTTCGAACGAATCGCAAGAAGCTGAAACACATTCAGCATCTTCTTGCATCCCTATTAAGAAATCTCCAATTCTACTCATATCTTCTCCTATATCTTTTTAGTGTAGCTGTTGCTACTGATTATCTCTGCAAACTGCACGCCGATAACTTTGTGCAACTTACCCTCTAACAAGAAAGCTTGACGTTCAAACTCCTCCTGTTCTTTTGTTGTCATCTTATTCCAATCGGGTATAACATCCTCTGGATTCTTAACAACTTGATCGACCCAAGCAATAACCACGTCAGACAATTCATGTTTGACTTTGGTTTTGGCCGTAACCTTTTTGCCTTGGTATTCAATCATTTAGTGAGTCTTAACTTTTCTCTTTTCGACTTCAGCTAAATTATTAATCATGTCAACCAAACGATTCTTGTCAGCTTCTATTTGCTGCAAGCTTGCATCTGAGTTAGAAATCTCAAGACTGGCAGACTGTAAATAAATTTTAACTATTTGACATACCATTTGTTGTAAGTAATCTCTGGTGTGGTCTACGTAGTCTGACATCTTTTTATCTATCGTCATTTATGTTCTCCAAAAATAAATATACCCTCAGTATATCAAAAGGTGTTTACAAAGCAACTTAAATTTTATAATATTAACAAAACAATTAATCGAGGAGAAGATTATGCCAATGACAGAAATAGATTTTATAAGGGAAGGTATGAAAGCTTTGCAAACAGGATTACCAACTCCCAAGTACAGCGACGAAGTGCAAGATGATATGCAATCAACTGAAAGGTTGCGTAAATTTGTTGAGTACATTCGTCAACATCATCCAGCTTTATTTGAGCATGCTTATAAGGAAGCATCTAAATAATGCTTGAGTTTCTTTTATGGGTTTTAGGAATAATAGCCGCTTACGCTGTGGGCGGCTTACTTTATTTGCTTTGGTGGATGAATAGAAATTTATGAAAGAACTAAGAAAAGAACGAGAGGTTTTAGTTGGAGCGACTTTCTATGTTGACAAAGTAGACCCTAACGCTGAAAACTTGCCAGACTTATTAAGAGATAAGTTTGAGCAAGAGGTTGATAGAAACAAAATATTTTTTAGTATTTGTATTCCAGGGGACAACAGCAAAGTAGATTTAAAAAAACTAGTAGAAGAAAACAACGACTTAAGATATCAAATTAAGTTTTGGCAAAATTTATATTTAAAAGCAATACAACAAGGATAAACAACAATGGCAAAAACGTGGGCTACAGAAAAAATACAAAGTATTAAAAAGAAAACATCTATTGGCGATTCAAGACTTAGCAATGGGTCTGGAACAAACAAACGCAAGACGCGTAAAAAATATCGAGGTCAAGGCAAATGAGAGGAGTAAATTATCCATGCGGTTGGTTTGACGTTGAACAATTACCAGGGGGATCAAGAGAAAATGACTCAGTATAAAAAAAGTGTAGAGAAACAAAGAAAGAAACTCCAAGCCGAAGAAGACGACAAAAAAATAGTTTGGTACGAATATCAAAAAGGTGCTGGAGAACATTTTAGAAAAATAAAATATGCGAGCGGCAAAGAAGTCAAAACTGATTTTAAAAATGAAGAGCAAAAAAGATAAAACAATAAATAAAATTGATCGAATAATGAAGTCTGGCAAGTTAACTAAAGTTGTAAATAAATTTATTCCCAAAAAGAAAAAAAAATAAATGCCTTTAAGAGATTACCAACAAGAAGCTTTGGATGCGCTAGAAAACTATATTGCTATAGAAGACGGCAATCCTTTAGTTGTTATGCCAACAGGTTCTGGTAAGTCTCATGTGATCGCAGACTTTGTACTGCATATGAACGAGCAGAAGAAACAAAAAACTTTAATTGTTTCGCACGTTAAAGAAATACTTTTTCAAAATTACGAAAAGCTACAAGACGCTTGGCCCTATGGAGATATAGGTTTGTATGGCAACAGTTTAGGAAGCAGAGATACAGATAATGATATTATCTATGCTCAGCTTCAATCAGTTTGGAACAAGGTAGATCAACTGCCCTTATTCGATCTCCTCGCTATTGATGAAGCGCATCTTGTTCCAAAAGACGGCGAGGGAATGTATCGTTCCCTCGTTGTCGCCCTTAAAGAACGTAATCCAAACTTACGCGTGGTCGGGTTTACTGCTACCCCGTATCGACTTAACTCTGGCATGTTAACTGAGGGTGAGGGATCTATTTTTGATGATGTCGCAATAGACTTTGGAAGCGGTGATAACTTTATTCGGTTGATTGAAGACGGCTACTTATCACCTCTAGTAACTAAATGTATGGATACTGAATACGAATTAGATGATGTGGGTATAAGGGGTGGAGAGTTCATTCAGACAGACTTGCAAGCCAAGATGAACGATAGCGGGAGAACCAACAAAGCCATACAAGAAGTTTTAATTAAAGGCGCAAACAGAAAACAATGGCTTATATTCTGCGCTGGTATTAATCATGCAGAAATGGTGAGCAGTATTTTAAATGCCAACAATATAACCTCTCGCGTGGTAACAGGAGATACAAGTCCAACAGAAAGAGATCAACTAATAATTGACTACAAAGCTGGTAAGATCAGAGCTTTGGTTAATTGTGATGTATTGACAACAGGATTTGATGCGCCGAATACAGATTTAATTATAATGCTGCGGCCTACACATTCACCAGGCTTATATGTGCAAATGATGGGTCGGGGCATGCGTATAGCAGAAGGCAAGAAAGATTGTTTGATTCTAGACTTTGCTAAGAATATTGAACGTCATGGTCCTATCAATCAAATAGCACCCAATCAAAAAGGCAAGCGTAAAAGAACGGGTCAAGCGCTTGTTAAGAGCTGTCCAGAATGTCAATCGTATGTGCCTAAAGCTGTAACCACCTGTCCAGATTGTGGCTATGTCTACCCTATGCGTAAGCTAGAGTTAGATTTGGTTGCATCTAAGTTAGATATTATTTCTAATACAGCTAAAAAAGAACGCTACGATACCAAGGTTATCAGCATGTGGTTTGGTAATCATCAGAAACAAGGTAAGCCTTTACCTGTATTAAAAGTCAGCTACAAGACGCCCAATAAAATTATTAGTGAATACATCTGTTTTGAGCACTCAGGCTATGCAAGAGAGAAAGCTGTGGCTTGGTGGAACAAAATGGTAAGTGGTGATAGCTTACGCAGATCGCCGCCCGCTACAGTAGACGAAGCCTTGTTTAGACAAACTGAAGTCAATAAGCCAGATTTAATTAAAGTCGATTATTCGGGTAAGTTCCCCAATATCGTCAATCATATGTATGCAGATAGGTAAGCCAACACGTTGTTATCCATTTAGAAAAGAGACGGGGGATTTTATGTTTATTCCCTATGACTATACAGAAGCAGAATTAAAATATGTTGGCGGTGGTAGAGATTGTTTAGAACAAATAGAAGATTTTTGGGATTCAATAGGAAACCCTATGTATAACAAGCGACTGTCTTTTGAAGACAACATGCTAAACTTATACAACAAGTTGCGGTATTGGCCTAAGCCAATGCTAAATGATAGTGTCGTGCAAACGATGATTTTGGAGTATGAATATGATAATAGAAGAACTAAAAGAATTTGAGTCTGAGCAAAAGGGCGACACCCTGGTGTTCTCAGATATACCTAACCCTGTCTACCATGCAGGGGTCGGAGTAAGCAGCAGTAAGATTAGAGCCTTTGGCAAATCGCAACTGCATGCGGTGGAGAGAGTCCAAGAGACAACTCCTGCTATGAACTTTGGTACAGCTGCCCATGCTTTGCTGGTAGAGGGTGAAGAAGCCTTTAATCAAACAGTCGCAGTTGTTATGGGTTCTCCTTATACCAATGCTAACAAAGATCTTAAAAGAGAATATGAAGAGCGCGGCCTAACAGTTATTAAAGAAGCTGAAATGACAGCAATCAAAGGTATGAAAGAACATATGATTGAAGAAGGCAACATCTACCTTAACGCTGAAGGCAAAGTAGCAGAGGCTAGTTTTTACTGGTATGAGGGTGAAGTTCTTTGTAAGTGCCGACCAGATATTATTTGTCCGCCAGTCCAAAGTCCATACCCAGACAACGCCATATGTGTAGTCGATTACAAAACCACTCAATCATGTGATCCAGTAGAGTTTGCTTATTCGGTTAAGAAGTATGGCTATGATATGCAAGCCGCTTGGTATCGCAGAGGTATGGAGAAAGCTGGATTCAAACTTAAAGAGTTTGTTTTTGTTGCTCAAGAAAAAGTTTACCCTTACGCATCTAAAGTATTTATTATCTCAGAAGAGCAGATGAATCTTGGTTGGGAGAAAATGGAAGGCTTTTTAGAGTCGTATAAAAATCATTCAGACGGCGGTCATTTATCTATTTATAACTCGCCTAATATTGTTACCTTAACTTTATAAAATGTACGACAAAAAAACTTCTATTGACTACAAGTTTAAAGAAGATATATCTCTTGCTGAGTTAAAAAATTATATAGACAGTACCTACAATCAGCACTATGCCAAGGGCAAGTACCAGGCTACGGATATGATTGTAGATGCTGGCTTTGGCGAGGGTTTTTGTATTGGCAATATAATGAAATATGCCATGCGTTATGGCAAAAAAGACGATAAGAAAAAAGAGCTCCTTAAAATCATTCACTATGCAATGATTGCTTTATACGTCAACGATCAATAAAAATTATGCTAGGATTATAGGTATGTTATTTCCTAGCATTCCCCAATATCTGTGCGTCTATGAGGTAGACAGCAACCTTCATATGGTTGTGTTGCAGGCCAGGAACTCTGATACCGCAGAGTTATTTGCTTTATTGCGTTCTATGGAAGACAGCGACAATTATAGTTTTGGAAAAATTCTAGATGTTAGCGAATTAGATCCTACGCATCACGTAAGTCTAACCATTCATTAAGGTGCTAGGTAGGTATATAAGTATCTAATGGGGGGAGATTATACCCTTTGGGCGCCCTAGCAACACCCTATAATTACAAGCTTGGTTTAGCTGGAGCTTTGGCTTCAGAAGTTCCTTCTGTTACCCAAGCTGGAGTGTCGTCTGCTTGTTTAGGCGACATCTTTTCCAATGGTTTAAAAGCCTTGATAATATTTTTATCATCAGGGTAATCAGGATTTTTGCTTTTTTCAATACCAAAAGCACATATCACTTTATTACCAACCAGTTCGCCAGCGTTAGCAGGCGGGTTGTCTTTTCTTCCTACAGCTTTAACCAAACTAGAAAACTTTCTAGAGGCTATCTCTCTAACCATTTCCTGTTTCTCAGAATCAGAGTTAGTGTACCAAAGGTTTAAATTGTCTCTAGCAATCCATCCTTTGTATTTATCGCC